GGTATTCGCGCTGCTCTTTTCCGTCAGCGATTCTCTGTTGTCTCTCGCGCTCTAAAACAACCGACAGCCCGTACTCAAGCAATGACCTGACCGCTTGAGTAGCGTCGCCGGTTCCAGCCCCGGACACGACGGTAGACAGGTGAGTCTGTGCTTGGGCCACTACTCCACCCACTTCCAAATCTGGCGAGCAACAATCTGGCGGACGGTGCTTTCGCCGAGTCCATAGCGTCTAGCGATCTTCAGCGCGCTCAGTCCTTCCTCTCGCAATCTGCGAATCACCGGAACATCTAGTTCCGACAGCTTCGTTTTAGCATTCCTTACGCCCCTAGCCTGTCGGTTTTTATTCACCATGTCATGCGCGTTATCGGCCGCTGTTCCAAGCCAAAGGTGGTCCGGGTTTACGCAGAGACGGTTGTCGCAGTGGTGGAGCACCATCATCCCTGGCGGGATCGAGCCGTGCGCGAGTATCCATGCGGCGCGGTTTGAGGTTGTGACGGGGCCGCGCCAGCCACCAAATCCAATGGTCCCATATCCCGACTTGTTGCGGCCGCCGACCCACTCCCAGCACTCATGAAACGGAATCTTAGCCACCTTGTCCCAAAATCTGACCGCCATGGGAATCCTCTTTGGAGGAACGCTGTACCGGCCCATTAGCTGACTGCTTTCATGGCCGAGTATGCCTTCACCGCAAGAGCAATGGCATCGTCCGCGAGTTCTCCCCCCGCTCCCCGGTACATACTGGCAGCGAAGTTCAGAGCCGCAGCGGCGAGAACGTCACCGGAAGGGCTGACAGGAGAGGTGGGCGGGCTGGCGATTGAGGTTGGCTTCGGGGCCCGGATGGACTGCTTACAGTATTCGCCGTCCGCGGTGCGCTGGGTGCAGTAGAAAGCCACTCCCGGAACCTTGCTGACCCTCATCGGGACGGAATGATCTGGGCACAACGGAGCGCTCACTTGTCCTCCGGGCGGGTTTGGTGCTTCGCTTCCCACGCCTCGCACTCGCGGCGGTGGTGCCGGAGGCGGGCGAGATAATCTTCAACGGGCTCTCCGGGGTCGGGTGTCGGCCAGTCGGGGAGGTCCCACACCATGTCTACGAGAGGACGCTGCCCGGGCACATAGCCACGGGCCAACAGGTTTTCTCGCCACTGCGTCACTTTCCCTCCCTCTCATCGAACCAGGATTCCAAACTTTCTCGGCATGCCGGGCACAATCCCGGGCCGGGAGCACCACAGGGACAATCGGCCGGACCGGAGACGGGCCTCGGGCCTTCTGAGAACGCGTGTTCACCGCCTCCGGCCGACCAAACTTCACGGCCGCCTACTGACTTCACTCCGGGACCCATCTCTTGCTCCCTCATGTCGCCTTCGGCGGCCGCCCGCTTCGCTGTCGCTCCGCTCATACTGGAACTCCACAAAAAGGACAGTGGCGCGGCCTGAGGCCTTGCTCATGGATCTTGTTGACCCAGTCGAGGAACTCTTTGGCGACTTCGGGCTTCAGTCCTTCAACCAGTGCCGTATCCAGAAGCACATGAAAGTCTCCCCCCGCCTCAAGGTTGGCGATGCTCTCAAAGACGGTGGCGTACTTCGCTCCGCTCATGGCTGCCTCGATGCTGCGATGATGCGCTCCACTTCCAACCTGTCTGCGTATTTCTGGGCTTCCCGCAGGACGGTGCGGGTGCGTCTGAACCTTGCCGCTAGGGCAAGTTCAAAGAGCCAGCTTTCCCAGGCGCGGCGCTAGAGGTCGGTCATGGTTTCCAGTCCTCGGGGGCGAGCGTGAGCGACTTCATGTGCCAAGGCGTGCCCCAGTCGCCGCTGTGGATGAATGGCTGGCCGCTGCTGTCGATCTGGACCCATTGCCGAGTGCGCGCCCACTCCATCTGCCGGATGCACTCGTCGGCTTGGGCCAAGTAGCCGACAAGTGTCGCTGCATGTGGGGCACGCTCGGTGGCGGGATACAGTTCCGGAAACTTCATTTTTATCTCGGCCCAATAAACCCTGTGCATCCTCTGCGCCAGTTCTTCTCTCAGAGTCATTGGCCGGCCCAACCCAGCAGAGCCCAAGCCCCGAGAAAGAACAGCGCCGCCCCGACCGCAACCAAGCCCAGCAGTTTCATCTCGGGTCCCCGTATTTCTCTCTCAGTTCCTGGTGGAGCTTACGGAGCCGGTCCATGTTCTCGGCTCTGGCAGTTTGACGGTCCGCCTCCCACAGTTGCCTGCCCATGAAGGTGCAGAAGGACGCAACCGCTTCGTAGTCGAGCCATTGCTGATAGTCCCGACCGATGGGAGTCAGGTTCCATTCCTGGTACTGCCAGCGGGTCATTTCATCCCCCACGATTTCGCATATTCTTGTCTCTGCTCGCGGGTCTGCGGCTCCGGGCTCCACGACTGCATCTCAGTGGCGTCTCGCTTGAGTCGTTCCCACTGAGAGCGGGTGACTCGGACAAACTCATCGGTGGACTGGCCGACCGCAGCCAAGGCATTGGCCTCGTCTTCACTAAGAGTCAGCAGCACATGAATCTGTCTCACTTGCGCCTCCCGAGCAGCGCGAGTTGCTCGCGCACGTTGTTCGCATCGGCTTCGGCTTCGTGCAGCCGGTCGATGGCGTCAGCCAATCCGCATCCGCACTGATGATGCGTCGCGTAGTGGCCACGCGCCGGGCACAGATCGCTGTGCGCCACCTCAAAGCTGTATCCTTCGTCGTCCCCGTCGAGCGTCCGCATCAGCTTGCCGAGCGTCTTGAGGATGGCAGAGAGCTTGTCGTCGGCCATCAAGAGGGCGAGCGTCTTGCCACCGTCCGGAGTGTGCGCCTGCTTGGTGTCGGGGGTCACGATGCACGCTCGTGGCCGAGGCAGCGCCCGGTCTTGGGGTCGCTGTTGTCGCACGGCGGCACGACCTCGAATCCCCGCGCCTTGAGATCGGCGATATGGGCACGAATCTCCTCAACGGCAAGCGGGCGCTCCGTGCCGTCGTCCATCACTTCGGACATCAAGCCAGCGAGCCGACTATCTGGCCAGCGGGCGATGTCTACCGAGAAGGCCATGTGCAGGAACCGCGTCATCGCATCCTCCGTCGTTGGTCGGGTCCGTCTGCAGCCGGCCCCGTCATCTCGCGGCGACTTGCCGCACCGTCCGAGTAGTGCATCTCAGGTGCCAGCCGCATCTCGTTACCCTGCATCAGAGCCTTGCTTGGCATCGGGCGTTGTGCGATTGCGGGCATTGCGTTCCTCCTGCTCGACCAGCTTTCTAAGATCAACGCCTCGCTGGATCACGTCCCGAAGTTCCTCCAGCCTGGTTGCCACTTCCGGCAGATTGCAGAGCTTTGAGCGGGCAATCAGTTCATCGAAGCCAGAGAGCAGGCGGGACAGCATGAGGTCGGCATACATGCTCATCGGACGGTCCACACGGCTAGGCGGTAAGGCGAATCGCGTCGCGTGAAGTCGATCAGCGGATATGCGGCCTTGAACGAGCGGCCATCCGCTTTGACGATCACGAGGCACCAGGCCTCCGTTTCCCCAATGTCGTAGATTCGGTGCGTGGCGATGGTCGGCTGGCCTTTCTTGTGGGGGTCGAAATACTCCCATGTATCCCATTTCTCTGGCGTCGGGTTCATGATTCCGGCCTCAGACGGGCGATAATCTCTCTCGCCTTTCGGTCTGTTTCGTCTCTCAGCTTGCCGTCGGAGATAATTGATTCCACGAGGTCAACAAGCTCCGTGAGGGCAGCCTGAGATGTCCAGCCGACTTCCTGGGGTTTCCATACCGCTAGATGTGGGCTGGCGTATCTCGATATTTCCTGAAGCAACTCATTGCGGGAATTGAACTCGGCAGCCGACCCGGCACCGGAGCGGATGGTCATTTCGTGGAGTTTCAGGCTAAGACGCACCCGGCCCCAGGCGTCTGCCTCTCGCATCGCCTGCTCGTGCGTGATGTACTTCCCGGAGTCGTCAGGCATGTGCTCTCCGGGCTCTGCGGATTGCTTCGCGCACCAGCACATAGGAGCAATCGTCCGCGTGCTGGCCTTGCTTCTCTGTGCCGCAGGTCGAGCACCCACCCATGATGTTCTCGCCGCCCATGGTGAGAATGGCAAACTCAGCCGCCGCCAGTAATTCGGAATTAGAGGCGAGCAGCGTCTTGATGCGGGATGGTTCAGCGTGCAGGTACTTGGGCCAGCCGAGGGCGTCCTTGATCTTGTTTCCGCCCATTGCTGCCTGCGCGCAGTCCTCTGTCGTCTTGCCGTAGGTCACGATATGCGTCCGCTCTCCGTCCCACGCTGCGAGGATTACTTGCGAGAGGCTGTAGGCTTTCGCCACGTCGCGGGCCGCCTTGATGGGCAGGCGCTTCATGATGAGGAACCCAAGGCGTCGCATATATCGCAGCTTGTCGTGTGGTCATGATAGAAACAGACTTCGTGTCGTCGCTCTACGCTGTCCCTCGTGGTGATGCCTTCCAGGGCGGCGCGGAGCTTGGCTACCTGCGACTTGAGAGCCTCAATCTGTGGGTCCGATAGTGGAGTAATGACTCCAGAATCAAAGACGCTGCGCCCGTCCCACGACACGTTGACGTGCCCGGCGCGAGAGTCCACGCGGAGCACGAATAGCGTTTGATCGTCTAGCCAGGCGTCAATCTCCATGCCGTTGTTGGGGCGCAGTTGGACCTTGTGAAGCTCGAAGCCGTCAATCGCGGTGCCGTGTAACTTGTCGGTCATGTTTACCCCCGGTAGATATGATCGACCACGCGCCGCGCCGTCTCGGTGACAGGCTCGTCGGCCGGGATTGAAAGCTCGGCGAGCGAGGTCATAATCGAGTGGTCTCGGCTGCGCTGCGCCTGCCAGTCGTTCAGATCGCCGCCGTAGTTCTTGGCGTACTCGGCGATGCAGGCCGCTTCGAGTCCGTCCTTCGTCTCGCGGCTGCAAAAGACGTAATCGGCACCGAAGCGCACGCTACGGATAGCACCGTCGCTGCCGACGAGGATTTGCTCGACGCTCGACTTCAAGTCAACCATTGCATCGAAGTCGGCACCGTGGAACCGCTGCGCAACCTTGTCCACCATCGCGCCACTCGGCCCATCCTGCCAGGTAACACGGATCGAAGCGCCGCCAGCATAGGACTTGGAGCGGACCGAAAACTTGATGCTCGGCCAATTGCGCTTGAGGGCTTCGCGCAGCATCTTCGCCGTGTCGGTGACGCTGACGTATTCTCTGCTGGTGGCTTCCATCGTCTGCTCCTTGCTGGGGTCCGCTGCGTTGACTGCGTACCCATACGCTATTGCCAGCCTCGTGCCATTCTCGTGGCAACGCTTTACCTCCGGTGCGAGCGAAGGGCGTTGCGGAATCGCGTTGCATCCATCTCAGGATGCCCGGGGCCGATTCCCTCGAACCGACCCCCGGGCGAGCCGCACGCCATTGCCCATAACGTGCGGTATGACCTACTTCAAGCCGACGATGATGCCGCCACCGCTGGTGACTTGCGGGAGCGAGCCGTCCCATTTCTCCAGCTTGCGCCATTCGATCAGATTCCCAGTTAGGGAAGCATTCAAGATGCGGTTGGCCTCGGCCTGACCGACGGCGTTGATGACCTTGGAGGCCGAGTCTCCACGGGCGGTGGCCACGATCTGCTCCGCCTCGGCTCTGGCCTGCTGCACTTTGGCGGTCGCGGCATTGGCGTTGTTCATAGCGGTAATCACCGCGTTGATTGCAGCCGCAACCTGGGGGTCGGGGCGTGGGGCATGAACGAAACTCACAGTCTCGAACGAGATGTAGTTGCCGAGCGGCCCGGCGTTCAAGTCCACCTTGACACTATCGAGCAGGGCGGATTTCTTGGGGCCGATGATGTCCATGACTTTCATGCGGCCGGCTTCACGGTTCAGGGCATCGCGGACTTCGTTGCGGATTATGCCGTCGGTGAGTTCTCCGATGTCCTTGCGGTAGGCCACAAACAGGGCCGGGGTCTTGCCGGTCTTGACGTTGAACACAGCACCTACGTCTGCACTGATGGCCGTGCCCTCGACGCTATTGAAGCTAATGCTCTCGTCGTTGGCTTTTCCCTCGGTGCTCCCGGCGGCCCAGACATAGTTCTGCTTGGAGGTCGGGTACTTGTAAACGTCCTCCGTGAATGGGTTGTAGAACAGTCGCCCGGTCTGGACGGGATAATCCTCGGTGCCACGCCGAGCCCCGACGTTGTTGACTCGGATGCCTTCCCATCCGGGAGGAATGGTGGTCATTCCACAGCCTGAGAGCATGACGAGTGCGGCGAGCGGCAGAATGCGCTTCAAGGCTTCTCCTTGGTTTCGCTCGTTCCCTGAGCCTTTTTGATGAAATGGAGCGTAATCGGCACCGCGGCAGCGACCATGACAATGCCTAGGACGCTCGCGGCAATGACTCCGAAGTCACTCCGTTGGGAGGCTGCTGCCCCAAGCATGCTGGTGAGCGAGCTGAGTGCGACCAATCCGACGCCGGCCGCAAGGATGATCCAGAACCACTTCATTCCGCCCTCCGATTGGGTCCGGCGCGGCCCACGCGGTCACGCCACCGACACCAGGATAAGGCCTGATAATGCCTCTGTCAATAGGAAAGAAAGAGATAGTTGCTTTTCACTGGCCAAGCCTCTAGGGTGTGGGGCATGGCGCCGAGGCATCGTTGCACGAGGTGTGGGGAAGAGGGGCATCATGTATCATCGTGCCGGGCGAGGTACCAGAGGCCGGAGCGATACTGCCGGGCCTGCCAGTCGTTCAAGCCCAGGCGTCAGTTCCCGAAAGCTCCTGGGGCATGGTGCCATGAATGCACTAGGGCGTACAACCGGGCTTACATGGCCAGACGGCGCAGGACGGCCTAGGATGCCTCAGGCTGGCCGATCTCTCTCCGGATGGCCTCGGCCTCAGGGAACGGCATCAAAGCCCGCCTGAGAGCAGAGTCGGGCCGCACAGCACGAGAGCCTAACCGGACGCAACCCGCCTCCGCTCATGCGTCCCGCCTCATAGCACTCGGACAGCCCGAGCGGCCTCGTTCCGTAGTCCCATGAGTCCTCGGCAACCGTCTCCGTGTCCCTAAGACTTACTTACTAAGCTAAGAGCTTATTAAGACCTCATCCTTACACACCCCGTAAGTCTAATGATTCCCATAAACGGACACTCAGGCAAGCTCCTGTCACGGCTAGTCCTGCTGGGCTGGGAATCCGTTCGAGCTCCCACGCTCCACGACACACGCGTGCACTACGCAACACACGCGCTAGCATAGCCTTGCGTCGTGCGAGCGAGCGTGCGGTACGCGTGAAGAGACGGGGGCGGGCCCCCCGCGCGGAAAGCGAAAGGGAGACGCACGCGAGTCCCGAACTGCGCCCAAAATTTAGGTAGTAGAACGGGCTTGACGCTCCCCGTGGCGTGGTGTAAGCACGCATCAGCATGCCTGCTGACAGCCGCTGACGCCAAGGAGGGGGTTATGTACGGGAAGGTGTTCACGAGTCTTTGGGACGGGAGCATGCGGGGGCATCCGGACGAGCAGTTGGTGTTTATCTACTTGCTGACGCACTGTGATCCGGTGGGGGAAGTGAACGTGCTTCATGCCAAGATTGGGGACGACACCGGGCTTGGGGAAACCAGGGTGAGAGAAGCGGTTGTGGCGCTGGAGTCGGAGGATGCATCGAGCCGGACACCGAACGAAGAGGGGCGCAGGATTGTCAGGCTGGACGATCATCGCGACTGGGGGTGGCGGATCGTGAACTACGAGCACTACCGGGCCATCCGGAACGCGGAAGAGCGGAGACGCCAGAACCGTGAGGCCCAGAAGCGTAGGCGTCAGCAGAAGTCAGCAAGCGTCAGCACGAGTCAGCAGCCGTCAGCAGAATCAGCCCAAGCATATGCAGAGGCAGAAGCAGATGCAGAGGGTGTTGAAGCTAAGATAAATACAAAAGACTCTGACTCTTCTGCTGTTTCTGACTCCGATAGTAGGCGGGCCAAAGTCCGAACCGTTAGCAAGCTAACTGGAAAGGAAAAAGATCCAGGCCCTAGGTTCTGGAGCCATCCCAAGGTTCAAGTTCGACTCAGTCTCCTAGAAGCTCAGGGCCTGTCCGAATCTGATGCCAAGTCCAGAGTTTTGGAGATCGCCAGAGAGGAGAAGTGGTGATGACGGACGGTGAATGGGTTCCGCCCCCGCCCCATCCCACCAAGAGCGAAGTGGCACGGGTCATCGCCGCCATCATCCGCAACATCGACTCGACTCCCGACTGGTGGCACGAACTCAGGAAGCCCCAGATTCGCCCCGCCGATGAAGCCTATTTCCAGAAACCGGAGGCCAAATGACTTTGAGAGAGCAACTGGCAAGGCGGCTCTTGAAGGTCGGAGATATTCCCATGAGCATGGGGCCGCAGAAGGTGAGAAAGAAGATCCGGGCGGAACGCATGGCCGATGAATGCATTCGCCAAATGGAGTGGGCCCGCTACGAGGGCTTCTCTCGGGCCATAGAGGCCTGGAGGAAATTTGAACTCACGCCATGTGAGGAACGACCAATGACCCTCGCCCCGGAGGATTGGTCGTTGACCCCCACCGATTCCGGGAGTACAACCACCCCATGAGCCGCGCCGCGACTTTGAACCGAAGCGAAACCGCTCTCAAAGCCTCCGCCAGACGTGCTGTCGTCACTTGTGGCCCGATCCTCGCCCGAGCCCTCCAAAGCCTGAATGCGGGCAACCTGGAAGCTCTGGAGATGGCTGGAGGTGAGATCGTGACTCTGGATCAGCTCCACGAAGCCAGACTCGCACTTTTGAAGCTGGCTCAAGATTCCGAATAGGGAGAACTCATGGCCAAGCAAGTCAGTAGCTCCGATCCCGGCTTCATCGGCCCACCCGACCCTTACGCCCGGACCCACCGCATGCAGATTCCCCCTATCAGCCATTCCCGGCTCCCCAACTTCGCTCAGGATGTCGTCTCCGGAACCAAGGAACTGATCGAGCAGGGGGCCAACGCCGTGAACAAGATCAAGTCAGGCGTGGCCACCATCCAGCGCAGCATCAAGTCCCGATGAGATGGATCGGCTGGCAGCGCCATGGCTGTGGCGCTCGGTCCCGCCGCGGTGCTCGACTGATGGGATGGCTCCGCCATGCCCGCTAGTCGGGTATTCAGCAAGTTCGAGTCTGGGCGGCTTAAGTCCGGCTCCCGGAAAACCGTCACCAACCGCAAGCAGGCCATCGCCATCTACCTGAACGAGAAAGCCAACGAGGATGCGACCGGATCTCCGGACCGAGGTAAGAAGCCCATCCGCAGGAAGTCCTAGTGGCCAGCATTTCTGGACTAGCCCCGTGCCCCGAATGTGGACATCTCAACCTCGGTGAAGTTTGCTCCGAGTGCGGATTCTCGTTCAAACGAGAATTGATTTTCTGGGGCAGCCCTCCGGCACCGAAGCTGGTGATCGTCAGGCCAACGACCCCAAGCCCACTCGGCGACCAAAGCCCCCAGACCACCACCAGCTACCGACAAGCCTCCCCACAAGCGAGCGGCACTGCCGAAGTCAAGGCCACCGTCATCGCCGACGTCCCGACACATTTTCAAACCTTCGCCATCCGCTACCTCAAGTTCAGGGCTCAGGCGTTCATCGCCGACGTCGGGCCCTATGTCCGCGTGGCATGGAACGGTGGAGCATCCTCGACCTGGCCGGGATTTCCCACCCATCCCGGGACTCGCTTCGGCTGGACCGTCGGCCCCGATTCCGCCGAGTCTCCAGCCATCAACGACGACCCGACCATCGGCACCGGGCTCGGGACCAATGGTGTGGGAGGAGATGTTGCCGCAGTTGGATTTGTCTTGGAACGGGACCAGAGCTGGGTCGGAGACAGCCGCCCGCAATTCTTCGTCGGCACCGGCCAAATTACACTCCAGCCCAACGGCCAACCATGGAGTTGGGCCTCGGTCAATGCACTGACCGACGTGGCCCTGCGTTACTCTTGGTCTGGTGCCTCACCCGCTATCGACACCGCCGACCTCGATGTTGCCGAACTCTGGATCGAAGTCCACGGATAGGACGGACCATGAAAGCCAAGCGCGATCCCGACCGCAAGCTTCCCAAGCCCCAGATCAAGCCAGCCCCGAAAGTCGTGCTGCCACCGCGAGGCTCAGTCTCTCTGCTGGGCCCGATGCCCACGCAGGACGCAACCCGCACAGCCGAGACTCCAGCGCGCGAAATCATGCGCTGTCCAAGATGCAAGTCGCCGCTCGAAACCAAACTCATCTCCCGAGTCCCGATCCGACGGGAGACCGAGTGCACCAATCCCAAATGTAAGTTCAAGAGCAAGGGCATCACCGTCGCCACGGCGGATGCGAGGGGCGACTCCGCGGCGAGAGGGACATCGGGTCACACCACCGGCAGAAGCACCTCCGACGTCTTCAGCGGCGGACGAGCGTTCTTCATGATCAGCGTGACCGACAAGGGCTCCGCGACCGCCTCCGCAAATGTCCTGACCATTCCCAACGTCGCCATGAGCCAGGGATCTAGCATCATCGTGTCCGTCGTCTGGGCGTCCACCAACACAATAGGCCAGAGCGGGAGCGTAACCTGGAACGGACTATCGCTTGCACGAGACCGCTCCATGGACCCCGATTTCTCAACCGCTGGAGAAAATGTCGGACTGTCCGTCTTTTCGAGGAATGACCTCACCGCAGGCACCGGAAGCGTGGTGATCACCGGGCCCGTCGATACGTTTCAAATCCTAGCCACGGTTGCCCAGGCGACCCAACTATCCTCTCCCGCGCTTGACGTCGCTGGCGATGCCGCGGGCGCTGACCCGGATCAGCCATCATCGGGATCGACCGGGGGAATCTCCCAGTCGGAGGAACTGGTGTTCGGGCTCGTCGGTGCGGTCTACAGTGACGGCGCCGGGATTACTATTGGCGGAACATGGAGCGGTGGACTCACCGGACTCCACGACGTGAGCGAGGCCACCAACAGGCTTGCGCTCACCACCGGATATCGGCAGGTTTTGAGCACCGCACCGCCGTTCACTGAGGGCTACACAGCGGCGAAAACCGGAGTCAACCTCGATCCGGCCTTCGACGGGGTCCCGACATGGGGAGCCATCTGCGTCACCTATAAGAAAGAATGAGCGACCCCAAGCGCACCATCGACGAGATCTCCAAAGAGATCGAAGACGTCGCCTTCAACGGCGAAGGCGCTGATAAGCTCCGCGCCCTGAAAATGCTGCGCGAGGACCGGGGCGGAACTGCTATTACTTTGCCCGAGCCTCAAACTCACGCCGAGAGAGTCCACCGCATGATGCGGATCATGAAAGCCTTCGGAGTGGATCTCTGCCGTGCCGCTTTCTCCGAAGCCTTCCCGCACCAGATCAATGATCTCGGAGACGTGGCACCAGTCATCCCCGAAGACGGCCTGACCCAGGAAGAAGAACTCCGCGCCCTGAGAATCAAGAGCGTCAAGCAGCTCTATCGGGAATGGCCGGCGCTCAAACGATCCGGCACACCCCAGGGCTACCCGAGAGGCCGAGGACTGGTCGCAGTCACAGCATGGTGTCAGGAAAAAGCCCGCAAGATCATCCGCGACGAGAAGCAGTCCAAAGCCGATGCCGCCACCTTCCTCAAGAGCCTCAAGGACGAGCCCGTTGTCCCGCAAACCTAGAGTCGTCACTCCCGGACTCGGATGGTCCGACGTCGCTGATGATGAAATGGCCCTGCTCCGAGATGCGGGCCGTTTGGACTTCTGGACTTTCTTCACCACCGTCTTTGGCGCTGAGTCCAATCCCAAAGGCAAGGTCTGGATCGACCCCAAGATCCACGAGCCCATCGCCCGATGGTTCCAGCATCATATCGACGAGTGGCTGGAGTGGAGACGACTCGGCCGAGGTCAACAGAAGCACATCGCCGTATTAGTTCACCGAGAGGTCGGCAAGACCACGCTGATCAATCAGGCCGGAGCCTCATGGCTGGCCTTGAGAGACCCGGAACTGAGCATCTACATCGGCTCCGAGAGAACCGAACTCTCCCAGAAGATGCTGGCCGGCATCAAAGCCGTCTTCGATGGGTCGGACCCCTATTCGCTCTTCACCCAGCTCTATGGCAACTGGAGCAGCGGAGCCCGCACCTGGACCGGCAAGGAAATCGTCCACTCGGCCCGAAGAAACACCAGCCGCAAGGACCCGAGCTTCGGCACCTTTGCCGTAGAGACCAGCATTGTGGGAGCCCACCCAGACGTGTGGATCGAGGACGACCCCAACTCCTACGAACGCATGATCTCCGACACCAACTGGTTCTCTGCTGTCAACTCTCAGGTGACTTCCATGTTCCCGGTCATCCAATCCGATGGACTTGTCATCTGGGTCGGCACGAGGTACGGAGATGATGATCACTTCGGCACCGCATTCCGTGAGGAAGGCATTGCTTCGATCTCCGGCATGGAGTCGGACTCACTCGCAACCACCGAGGACGGCAAGTGGCACGTCTACTTCCTGGCGGGAAGAGACCGAGACGGCAACCCCACCACTCCAAAGGTCTGGCCTGAGAAACGGCTCAAGGACTTCCAGAGACGCGACCCCCTGAGATACGCTGCCCAGGTCATGAACGACCCCAGTATTTCCGAGTTCAATCCGGTCACGAGAGATCAGTGCATGCAGGAAGCCTGCTGGATCTCGCCTCAGGACCTTCCTTGGGGTACGTGCCGCTTCGCCATCCTCTGTGATACCGCCTTCTGGGACGGAAGCAAACTCGCAGGGAAGGATGAAACCGTCTACGTCGTGGTCGGCTATCCAAGAAACGGAAGCGGAGATGTCTACGTCGTGGAGTGCGCCTACTCCAACACCTGGAGAGGGGAAGACTTCGCCAAGCGCCTGGTGGCCAAGGTCCAGCAATACCGCAGGCTGGGACGCAGGGTCTTCGCCATCACCGACGAGCCTACGATGTCAGGCAAAAAGGGCGTATGGGAGCCGCTGCTCAAGAACTACTTCAACGACGTGGGAGAGCCGATGCCGCCCTTCTACGAGTTCTCAAGACACTCGACCCCCAAAGCCCAGCATTCGGTCGGAGGTCCTACCGGGAGACTGGTAGCAGCGGCTAACTACATTGTCGATGGTCACGTGAAGTTCGTGAAGGAAGGCCCCGGACTGATTGGTCTCATTGACCAAATCGTTCGGATCGGCCAGTACATGGTCAACCCCAAACTAAAGATTGACCGAGCCGACGCATTCAGTGATGCCTTCCAGCCCGACCTTTACCAGCCGATGCGAAGGGTCAACACCCAGAAGGCCGCTTACGACCGAGGAGCGCGGCCGATTTACATGGAAGGCATCGACCCCTACGATTACGAAGATGACGAAAGTCGTTCATGGAGAGAAACGGTGCCTAGGGAGCCCCTGAGATGACCCAAAGCATCTTCGTCACGGAACCGAGCGAGGAAGAGATCCATGCCGCAGCAGTCGCAGCCGTATGGCTTCATCGCATGAAACTCGTGGACGCCCACTGGCTCGCCAACATGCTCAAGCGGTGCATGAAGCTCAAGGCTCAGCCATGAGAAAGTCCAAAGTCGAGCCCGTGGCCCAGCCGGTCTATACCGAGCGTCATACCTGCCGCGCCTGCGGATCGAAGACGCTGGTCTCGGTGCTCGACCTGGGAGTCCACTATCTCCCCCGTTTCGTCGAAGAGCCCGATGACACCCTCCCCAAGAGTCCGTTGCATCTGGTCCAGTGCGCCCTCTGTGGCCTGCTACAGCTTCAGCATACGGTAGACCCCGACCTGCTCTATCGGGAGTTCTACTACCGCTCCGGAATCAACCAGACCATGCGCGACGCTCTGAGAGATCTAGTCTTCTCGGCCGGAGACTTCCACGACGAGGGCGCATGGCTCGACATCGGGGCCAACGACGGCACCCTGCTCTCGATGGTTCCCGAGAACTTCGTCCGCATCTCTTGTGAGCCTGCGGCCAACTTCACCGCCCAGCTTCAGGAGCACTCCGACGTCGTGGTCCCCAACTACTTCTCAGAGAAAGCCATCCGGGACCTGAGGGACGACCCGGTCCAGGTCATCACATCGGCGGCCTGCTTCTACGACGTCGATAATCCCAGCGACTTCGTTCGCGACATCGCGGGACTGCTGAGCAAGGACGGCGTCTGGATCAATCAACTCAATGATGCCGGGACGATGATGAAGACCAATGCCGTGGATAGCATTTGCCACGAACACCTCTGCTATTACTCGGTGCCGGCGCTTCGGAACATCTACCAGGCGCACGGGCTCAAGATCGTCAGGATCACGTTCAACGATGTCAATGGCGGGAGTGTCAGGGTATTCGCGATGAAGGATTCAGCCTCGGGAGGGGCAGTTGATTTGATCGGCCTTTACGACGTCGGAACCGGAGAGGCGCAGTCCTTTTCGAGAAGGATCAAAAAGTGGCGGGACCAGATGCGGTTCCTATTGAAGGGATCGATGCGCTCCAGGGGGCCGATCTACGGGTACGGGGCTAGCACCAAGATGGGGACCATCCTCCAGTATTTGGACTGCGACGATAGCTTTCTTGCGGTGGCGGACAGAAATCCCTCAAAGGTAGGCAAGTTCACGGTCGGGTCATGGCTGCCGATTGTCTCGGAGGCCGACCTGAGAAAAGCCAAGCCCGACTACTGCATGGTTTTTCCCTATGCTTTCCGGTCCGAGTTCCACGAGAGAGAGTCGGCGCTCAGAGAGGCCGGGACGACCTTCGTGTACCCACTTCCCGACATAAGCTTTGTGGTCTAGCGATGCCGCACATGCGCGTCTCGCCAAATCATGGCCTGTCGGACATCATCGCCAGCTATTTCCCCGCCAACTACCGCGGCTATTGTATCGATGTGGGAGCCTCAGACGGCCAAACCGTCAACACCACCTATGGCCTTGAGGTGGTGCGGCGCTGGAAGGTCCTGAGCGTGGAGCCCAATCCGGAGTTCCACGAGTGGCTCATCGGGCACCGGGCGTTCGTGGAGAAATGCGCCTGCTCCGACTTCACCGGCAAGGCGACTATGACGATCAACGTCGATGGTCCGGAGGCTTACTCGACCATCGGGGAGGTACCCGCCCGGGGCCGCGCCCTGTACTTGGATTGGAAGCAGATCGAAGTCGATGTCCGAACACTCGAAGAATTGCTGGCCAAGCATGAGTTCCCGAGGCTGGATGCCCTCTGCATCGACACCGAAGGCACCGAACTGAGCGTGCTCAAAGGCATCGCGCTCGCTAGGTGGAGACCCAAGGTGATCGTGACCGAGTGCTGGAATCTGACCGGGCCGATCGACGACTACTTGGCGGGGTTCGGCTACACCAAGATTTCTCGGGTTCAGCCCAATGCGCTCAACGATCTTTTCTACGTGAAGGAGGCTTCGTGAGCATCGTGGCGACGTTTCCGGGACGTATGGGAGATGCCACCCTCCAGTTTCCCGTGATGTATCAGTGGGCCAAAGTCACTGGAAAGAACTTCGACTGCTGGATCGACGAAGGGACCTGCAAGCCGCTGGAGAGCCTGTTCGCCTCTCAGCCATGCGTGGGAGAGGTCAAACTGATGAAGGGGGTAGAGGGTTATCAGTGCGGCGGGCAGCCGTTCCACATGAACCTTCCGACCTCGGTCTTCGCCGAGCACAGCATTTACCACATGGGGTTCAGGACCTTCCCGCAACGGCAAATCACGCTCGAAACCCTGGAGAACGTCAAACTGCCGGTGACCATCGACCGTAAAGCACTGGAAACCGAGCCCTGCTTCGTCTTCGACCCTCAACCCACCAAAAGGAATCTACTCCTGCTCCATGGCCAAGCGATCTGCCCGCACACCAAACAGACCCCGTCCTTCTGGAAGTTCCTCGCCGGCATCCACCGAGAACTCGACGACCACTTTGACGAAGTCCTCTGGCTTGGGGACAAGTCAGACCGAGAGATTGGTTCGCGAACCTATCCCCACTGGAGCGACTTCGACGACGGAGGAAGTCTTTTGGAGACCGCCAAGCTCATGGGTGAAGCCGCTTGTTTCATCGGTTGTGGCTCTTCCATGGCGGCTCTTGCCCAAGCAATGAAGGTCAACTCTATCCGGGTCCACGATTCAATTGGGGAAGCCCCGCGAGTCATCTGGAGTGGCCTCGGAGAAAACCAACTCAACGAGACGGAGACGGTACTGAGGACGGAGTGGCCAAGGTTCCGGGACCGCTGGCTCAAGCAGGAAGTCACAGCGTGATTCGGGTCTGGGTCTGGCTCGTCCTCAAGGCCATGCAGGTGGGTTTTGTGGCTGGGAAGGCCTATCGGCGGGAGCTTCAGTCATGACCGAAAGCATTGGCTCTCTTATCGACCGCCTCGTCATCGTCAACATCAAGGGTTTCATGGTTCAGGACCTGGTTCACAAGGCCCGCGCCGCCAAGAAGGGGCTGGACGCTGAGACCACCGAAAAGCTGGTGAGCCTCAACGTCGAGCGCAACAAACTGATAACTGCGATAGACCGGAGCCTTGCCGATGCCGTATCGTCCGGCCGGGCAGAAATCGACGAGCGCACCAAGATTCTGTAGGGGGCTAGGATGGCCCGTGCAAAGATCAAGCAGCGCCCGCTTCAGGCCGTGAGTGAATCCACCTCCGAAGGCGGACTCCACCGTTCGCTGGGAATCCCCGAAGGCGAGAAGATCGGAGCGGCACGCATCGAAGCCGCCACCCACTCCAGCAACCCCAAGACCCGACGGCAGGCCAACCTCGCCCAGACTTACAGCAAGTACCGCCCGAGGAAGAAGGGCTAGGTGGCTTCTCCGTACGCCGGGAAGACGGGGGCGGCGCCTCCGAATAGGTTTGGCGTTTCCGATGACCGGATCATCGAACTGGTGGATGCGAGGCGCAAAGCCTCTATGGACTACAACGCCACCACCTTCGCCAACACCCAGAAGCATTACAACACCTACCGCGGCATCTGGGGTGGAAGAATCGCTCAGTTCCGGAACAACATCACCATCCCCTTCACCTTTGCCATGATCCAGAGCGACGTCGCCCGGAAGGTGCAGACGTCGTTCGGAGCGTGGCCCATCGTTAGCTTCGAGGGCTACGCCCCGGAAGATGTGGCAAGAGCCAAGAGAAACGAAGTCCTGGTCTCGGCCCAGATGAAGGACGCCGATTCGGTGATGCGGGCGGTGGACTTCTTCCTCCAAGCCGACATCTGCGGGACTGGTGTCGCGCGGTGGGGCTGGAAGAACCTGACCCGGATGAACCGATACCGGAAATACGAGACTATCGCCCCCGGCATCACCATCCCGGTCATGTACGAAGGCAAGGCCGAGCTATTCAACGGCCCGACCTGGGAAGTTGTGGATCGTCTCGACTTCTGGCAGCAGCCGGCCCGGAAGCGGATTGCCGATATGACCTGGGTCATCCACCGCTACTGGGACGACTGGGACAACCTGATGGACGATGCCAACGGTCCCTATCCCTACTTCGATCGCAATGCCGTCATGCGTCTCAGGGACTACCCGCTTCAGGGGTCCCAGGCCTCGGAGTGGGTCTCGCGCAAGGTCACGTTCCGGAACGAGTACGACTACATGGCGCGGCAGAAAGAGCAGTTCGCCAAGCCGGTGGAAATCTGGGAGATGCACGGAGACGTCCCGGACGAGTTCGTCACCGATGGAATGAGGCATCGCTGTATCGCCATCGGCAATGGCAAGGTGGTGATGAAGAACCGCGAAGGCCCGATGCCCAACCAGCAGAAGCCCTTCGCCTCCTACTCGCCGATGTCCGACCCCTACTCGTTCGATGGCGTCGGAAAAGCTGAAATCGCCTACGGCCCCCAGCAGACCGCGGACCGACTGAACAACCAGAGACTGGATGCCATCGACCTCTTGATCGACAACCAGTACGTCGTCTCCAGTTCTGCGAACATCAACACCCAGAACCTGTTCTCAAGGTCGGGACGGGTCATTCTGGTCGATGGTCCAGCCGACGAGACCAGCATCCGGGCTCTGAGTCCGGATATGCGTGGAGTTCAGGTCGGGAACGAAGAGATCGCACGTCTCTTCCAAATGATGCAGCTGGGAACCGGAGAGACTGAAGCCATCATGGGGCAAGCCGGAAGCAGTCGTGAGACTGCCCGAGGCTTCCTGGGACGTCAGGAAAATGCTCTGACCCGACTCTCTCTGGAAGCCCGGATGGCCGAAGAGGGATTCATCGAGCCGCTGGCGAATGCCTTCCGCTCTCTCGATAGACTTCTGCTTCCGCTCCCGCACGAGATCAAGATCCTGGGAAGTCTGGCAACGATCAACCCCGTGACAGGGCTTCCCTATCCGCCCGAGAACACGAGGATTGACTATGAGGATCTGGCCCCCGACTATCGGGCCAGAGCAGTTGGCGCTTCCCAGATGATGGGGCGGAGTGTCAGGCAGCAGAACATGCTGGGCCTCTTGCAGATGATGTCGAGCAATCCGGCGCTAATGCAACTGGTCAACTGGGCCAACTTCGCCCGACAGGCTTTCCTCCTGTTCGACTTTACCAGCGTGGAAGAACTGCTAGTGAAACAGGTGCCGATGGTGAACCAGATCGCCCAGGATAATGGAACCAGCCCCCAAGCAGTCGCAGGAGCTGCTTCCAGTCCCCTGGAGCAGATGAGCCCAGACGTCTTGTCCCAACTGTTCAACTCTCAAGGTCCTGCACCGATGGCGGCGGCCTGATGCTGAACGAAGATCAAGTCCATAAGCTCCGGGCCATGGTCATGATGCCCGGATGGACTGAAGTGGTCGTCCCGGCCACGCTCAACCGCGGCAAGCAAGCCCTGGATGCCTTGACTCTCTCTCGGGACGAACGCCTAGCAGCGGGGGGAGAGTTCAAAGACACCGACGATGCGGTGCTGAGAGCCATCATCAAGGACAGTCAGTGGCTCGCAGCAGCGTTTCAGAACGAGATCAAGGTGTTTGATTACAACCGGCACCTGGAAGAACTCCAGGGCCAGGAAAACGGGAGTCACATCCCGAGGTAGCACCCGGCAATCCCGGGCTTCCGGTAATCCCGGAGAGGAAGGAAACCTCAGATGGCAGAGCCCCAGGAAGCACCGCAGGTTCCTAACCAGAACCTGAATCCCGAACTGGCCGGATTCCAGACTCCAGAGCAGTTGGCCAACGCCTATCGACAGTTGGAAGGAAGGTACGGTTCGTCCAGTGCCGAGGCTAAGCGCCTCCACGACGAACTCGAAGCCACCAGGGGACAGCTACTTCAGTCCTACCAGGCGCAGGCAACCCCGCGCCAGAATGTCCCCCAGAGGAATACCCCCTCCGACCGCCTGTCCGAGTTCGGAGTTCCCGTTGATGCTCTAGACCAGTACGTCAACGACAAACTCCAGAGTGCGTTTGCGCCGATTGCGGCCGGGATGACGGCTCGCAACACCGTGCTGGCTCAGTACCCGGACTACAACAAGTTCGAGGCTGATGTGGCTCAGTTCATCCAGTCCGATCCCAACCTCAATCAGAGTTACCAGCGCATCTTCTCCACCGATCCGGTGGCTGCATTCGAGTACGCCTTCCTGAAGTTCGGAGAGTCTAGGAGACGGCAGGTTCAGCCTGACGGGTCCGAGAGCCTGATGCAGGAAGCCAGCAGCCACGCCGGAATCCCGATGTCTCGCAGCGGAGACGCCCGGAGGATCAACGGCAACCAGAACGAAGTGGCCAACGCCTGGGAGCAGTGGCAGAAGACGGGAAGCCCAAGCGATGCCACCCGCTATGCCAAGACCCGTCTCAAAACAGCAATCAGCGACGAGTTCCTGAATCAATAAAGGAACCTTGAAGGAGCCAAGGAATGGCGGCTGCATCTGGAACTACCTATGACGTAGGCTCATGGCCTTCAGCGACTGCGCCACAGCACGAAGACTTGATGGATCTGGTGACGATCATCGACTCGTTCCAGACCCCGATGTTCAGTTCGATGCCCAAGATCAGGGCAACAGACGTGGTCCATAGCTGGGCCATCGACGCACTGGACGCAACTTCAACCGCGGGGACGTCAGAAGGCGTCAACTTCCTCGCGGCTTCCCTGACCACCCCGGTCCGGCTCTACAACTACACGCAGATCTTCTCCAAGCACGTTCAGGTCTCGGACCGCGAACGAGCGGTGAAGCCTGCCGGAATCCGGGATTTCTACGAACACCAGGTGATGAAGGGCTTCAAGGACATCGCCCGGGACTGTGAGTCACGGTTCTGGACCATCGGCGTCGCTTCAGCCGCTTCAGCATCGGGTATCACCGCCAGCACTCCGCCTCGTATGGCAGGATTCCTGGGTACGTTCGGCAACGGGGCCATTTTCACCTCGGCTTCCGCTTCCGGCGTGGTGCTGACCGCAGACATTGCCCTGCTGGCCCAGACCATGTTCACCAACGGGGCAGAGCCTGACTCGCTCTGGTTCGCACCTCGTTCCAAGTATCAGTTCTTCCTCCAGACCATCGGCACCAGCATCAACGCTCGCAACATCGCGGCGGTGGATAACCGTCTGAGCATGAACGTGGACGTGTTCGAGTCTCCGTTCGGCCAGTTGTTCGCGGTCATCACCGACCGTTTCATCCCGCTCACCACCGTGGCTTCGGGTGCCTACTACATGGGCGACCGCTCCATGGCCAAGCTGGCTGTCCTGCGGCCGGCACAGCATAAGCCGATGGGGAAGGCGGGAGATCACACGCAGGGAATTGTTTTGCTCGAGGCAACTTTGCAGATCGACCATCCAAGCTCGTGGGGAGCGATCACCGGCGTCATCAACACGTAGTAGAATGAAGTTCATCCTCCTGGCATGGCGAGGCATGGTTCGGCAAGGCACGGTCAGGTGGGGCTGGGCGAGGCCCGGCAAGGCAAGGACTAGGCGAGGGGCGGGCTTCGGCCCGCTCCCTTCCTAGCGGAGGTGACCAATGGCAAAGGCAAACAGCATCTCGCGGTCGTTGATTCAGATCAGCGCCACGCAGGGCTGGGATGCAACCCGCATCTGGGATCAGGAAAAGGGCGAGTATGTCGGTGAGGTCCTGACGGCTTGGGACCATCCGAGAGAGCCGTTCGACCGTGGCTTGGGAGAGGTTCCGGGCGGGCTTCCGGGTGCCGATCAGGCGGCAGACTCCACGGGTGGCCCGGTGATGAACGAGCAGATCACCTGGAACTACCCAGACGTCGGACGAGAGTCGAAGGAAGAGGGCAAGCCCAAGATGACGCTCTCCGACCCCGCGGCCGGCGATACCACTCGGGACCTGTGATGGACTCGTTCTTCGTTCGTCCATCGGAAGGCTTGATGGACAAGGTCTGCGACCCTTCGGGACTGGTGGCTCGGAATCCTGACGTCGCAGACAGGTTCGATGCCATCCAGGAACTAAGATCCATGGACGATGGGTCACTCCATCGGGGCAGCGAGTTCCGACGCGTTGCCAATCTCATGGGCCCAGTCGAGGACCTGCTGCGAGCCATCGAGCCTGAGTTCCTAAGTGACAAGAAAAAGTTCTACGGCTGGCTCGACAAGCACCCCGAGTACTGCACCTACGACCGGCGCAGGACTCGTGACCCCAACATGCTGACGAATGGAATCGTCGTCACCAAGAAGATCGGAGAGTAGCCATGGGCGTCAACATCAAGCAGGCCACCTATGCGGGCCCGGATGGATTCGGTATCACCGGAGACCCGGGAGTCCCGACCAGTGGAAGTCCCCAGCCCTTGCTGGACACCAGCAACTCGGATGGTGTCGGCCCGGGAGTGAACTTCGTTCAGGCCACCTACAGTGGGATTCCCGGGGACCCGGACCTGAGCCCCGACGTCCCGAGTGGTGGCAGCATTCCGACCGGCTCGACCGACGTTCAGAACCCGGAGGCCAGAGTCGGAGACTTGAATCCCGGAGACATCCTGAAGGGGAGCACCAGCAATGGCTAGGGCACAGATCAAAGGCCGGGCTCAGGCAGACACCGCCATGGGGAGGGCGGGGAACTACGTCGCTCCCGTGGACACCTCGGGCATGGACCCGGAGATGCTGGCCGACCTGACCGGCACCAAGCTCACCAAGACGGAGGCTTCCTATCTGAGCGGGACGGGGGGCAGGCAGAGTGCCTTCGAGGCGATCAAGCGGGCGCGCCGGGCCAATCGCCAGCCTTCGCCCATCTTCCCATGAAAGACCCGCTCGTTGTCTATACGTCCATCCCTCATGGGGCCTCTGCGAGCTATTACTACAGGCTCGCTGTGCCACTCCAGACGGCGTCTGAGTTGGGGCTCAACGTCAAGGGGATCGTGGACCGGATGGACGCCGGGGTCCGCCCCGAGGTCCGTATCCAGAACTTCTGTGAGGCCGACATCGTCCTGATCTATCAGCCGATGGGCGATGTCCCGATGAACAACATCAAGGGGGTGCAGAGTTTCATTCCCTCCAAACGGGAAGGGAAGTGGAAGTGGCCCCCCACCGTGATTCTGGAGACCGACGACAACCTGTTCAACGTCTCGCCTCTGAATCCCGCCTTCAAGAATCTGGGCATCCGGGACCTGAACGGAGTGGACATTCCTCCGACCTCAGACGATGGCAGGCCGATGCAGATCGGCGTGGTGCGAGAAGGAGAGCGTCAGGTGTTGTGGCAGCAGGGAGAGAACGGATTCGACATCCGGCGCAATCACCAGATGCTGATGGGCTATCGTCAAATGCTGACTCTGGCAGATGCCGTGACCTGCTCGACCGAAGCCGTGAAGAAGGCATTGCTGAAAGAAGTCACCCCGAGACGTGCCGAGGTGTTCCCGAATCTGGTCCGGTTCAATGACTACGAGCAGGTGGACCTCAAGGAAGACCCCGAGACCATCAAGATTCTCTGGCAAGGAGGTGTCGCCCATTTCGAGGACTGGTTCCCGCTCCGTCAGGCTCTGGGCAACATCACTCGGAAGTACCCTCAAGTCCACTGGGTGATCTGGGGGGCCCAGTACCACTGGGTCAACGAACTGATTCCTCCCCATCGCTACACCTACAAGGACTGGTGTCCTTACAACGAGTACCGACTGAGACTGGCGACCATCGGACACGACATCTCGCTCGCCCCACTTCAGGACCATGTCTTCAACGAGTGCCGTTCGGCGATCAAGTTCTACGAAGCCTCGGTGCTGAAGAAGGATGTTGCCACCTTGGCGCAGCGGTCCGGCGACTACAAGAACGAGATCGTGGATGGCCAAACTGGGCTCTTGTTCGATGGCCCCGAGGACTTTGAGAGCAAACTGTCCCAGCTGATCGAGGACGAGACCCTACGTCTGGAGCTGGGCCGGAACGCCAAGGACTGGGTGCATGAGAACCGGGACGCGATGAAGAAGGTCCCGGACCTGGTTTCCTACTGGGAGCGATTGAGGGAAGAGCGCAAGTTGGAGCAGCCCCACGTCTCGGACGAGCAATGGGATAAAATCCAGGCCGAGGCGGAAGCGGAAGAGAAGGCCATGACGGCCGAGGCGGCCCCGGCCTAGGAGGCCTAGGTGAGCGTATTCAACCCATCAACGCTTCCATGGGTCTCCGCCGTCCAAGCGGTTGCCGACTCTGCTGGAGCCTCCGCCGATAGCGAGATGCTGAACCGGGCCCACCTTTCTCTTAGGGCCTCGTTCCAGCATTTCGCCGGACGCTACAAGTGGGACTTTCTCCGCACCGAAGCCCCGCCAGTATTCGTCGTGGCTCCGTTCGCAGTCACGGCCGTCACGGCTTCGGGGGGAGCGGTCTCCGCCGCATCTCCTGCTGGACATGGCATCCTGCCCGGCGATCTGCTGATCAATCCGGTCTTCGTTCTGGGAACTAGGGTCACGGCCACCGCAGCCTCGGGCTTTGGCTTCAATGTCTCAGCGAGTTTCATTGGCACAGCAGCGATCACTGCTTCAGCCCAGCGCGACCTCTACAATCTTCCCAGCGACTGGAAGAGCGTCTACTCGGTGAGGCTTCTGGGAACGAACCGGAAGCTGGAGTACGTCGGTCGCAGGTCTTGGGACCGGGGCGTTGGGGACGAGAACCTTGCCAGCAGCCCGTACAACTACGACCTCTTCCGGGGTGGGTCGGGCGGGCAGATTCGACTGCTCCCAGCCCCCGGGACTTCCGACACCCTGCAAATCCGCTACTACCGGAGATTCTTCCTAGGCTCGGCCTCGGGCGCTACTGGGACCCTGGACCTTCCCGAAGACTACGAGAGCTACCCGATTGCCTGGGCCAAGTGGCACTTCCTGACCGACAAGGGAGAAGGCAGGAAGGACCAGGCGACGACCTGGCTTTCCTTGGCTCAGGAGGGGCTGACCACGATGCTCAAGGACCAGACCAACGTGGCGGATGAAAGCCTAGGCTTCCAGCCCGCGCATCTCCACGTCGCAGCCCCCGACGCAGGGTCAACGGTCTCGATACCGTGGGATTACTGACGTGCCGCGTCATGTGGAAAACCTGGGCTTGGGTCTCTGGACCGCGCCCGACCCCGCCAAGCTGGAAAATGGCCAGCTCTCCTATCTGAGAAACGGGGTCTACCTTCCCGGCTCTCAAGCCCTCCAGAGAGCCAGAGGAAGAGCCCAGTTCGGTGCCGTCACGGCCAACGGTGCATCTGCTACAGCCACCGACGTTCTGGGATTGCGGGACATCCAGTTCGACAACGGCGACCATCATCTGGTGGCGATGATCTCCGGCACCGCGACTGGGAATGGCTTCTACCGCTACGCCCCGGTCGCAGATACCGGAACCTTTGCGACCCTGGCCTCCGCCTTCGTCGCTGGCACCCAACTGGAAGTGGTCCACTACCGGAACCGATTCTTCCTGTTCAACGGAGCCACGGCGGCATCGACTTCAGCCACCGCAGTCAACTCCAACCTCGTGGTCTACCTAAGCGCCACGGGAGCTGGGACGACTCCCAGCAGTCGCCAGCATGGCATGTTGCCAGTGGCTTCGACTCCGATTGTGACCTCAACGGCGGGGACGTTCTCCCAGACCGTCACCGGCTACTACGAGTACTGGACCACGGAAGTCGCGACTTCGACTCAGGACGGGGCCGACTTCTCGATGGAGTCCACCTTCAACGGAACTCCAGCCACCATCTGGGTCACGTCGGTGAGCATGGTGCCGCTGATCCAGAGGCCCGACATCGTCAACACCGCGGTTGCGACTCACTGGAGAGTCTATCGGAGTCCCAAGAAGGACAAGCAGACCGACAAGAAGTTCCCGACCGGCTTCATGATCGGCTCCGACATCTCGATTGCTGCAACGTCGATGCAGGACAGCCAGACGGTTGCCAACACCGGAGCCATCTTCCCAGCCAACTTCAACGGGGTCGCAGACGCGGCCACGGTCTACAAGGACATGACCAACCCGAGTCGTCTGACAGCAGACGACAACTCCGACGCGACGATGGCGATCTCGGGAGGATTGATCGGGATCAAGAAGCAGGGGGTCTACGGCTTCAACTTCGGCGGCTTCACCGGACCCGTGCAGGGGATCGAAGTCACGCTTGAGGCTCTGGTCAACACCGGAACGTCTTCGGTCTCGGTGACTCTGGCGAGGGGAAGACAAACGGACGGAAGCTGGGTGCCCCACGTCAGTGACTATGTCCCGGCCCAAAACCTGGCGGCCCAGACCATCACCAAGGCCAACACCGCAAGCAAAGCCTTTACGGCTACGACCTCAAGGACGGTCTACACCCTGGGAGGTCCGTTTGACCGCTGGTTCCCAGGGGACCAGATTCCATTCCGGGACTCCGATTTCACCGCATCTGGGTTCATGCTGGTGATCGGACTTGCCTCTCCCACCAACGTAACGCTCTCGGTCGATTACGTCACGGTCAAGGTCTACTACGGAGGGAGTACCGATACGACCATCGTCTTCCCGACGGTGGCCTACACCTTCGGGGACATCGTGGCCCAGGTGGGGAAGAACGGTGCGCCACCAAGTTCCAGCACCGGCGACCTCTATGAGGATGCCTTGGTGGTCAACGACGCTTCCAACTCGGCGCTGATTCGCTACTCGGTTCCGGGTGACCCGGAGTCATTCCCTCCGACCTACTTCTTGGACTTCGAGACCCGGGACAACGACAACGTCACCTGCATCAAGACGGTGAACTCTCGGCTCGTGATCGGGCTCCAAACGGCCGTCTTCCGGGCCAACTACCTTCCCTCGGAGAGAGATGCTTCCTTCGACCGTGGCAAGGCCATCGAGCCCATCTCTCGGAGCTACGGCATCGTCAATCCCATGTGCGCTGCGGTCTTTTCAAGGGACGGAGGTTCTGAAACCCTGGCGTTCGTCTCCGACCATGGCATCCATGGCACCGATGGATTCAGCTTCGATACCTATACCGATGGACTGGACTGGAGCCAGATCATCTCTCGGACCGGGACGTCCAACGCCATCGCCCTAATCAACGACCGCGACCGCCAAGAGTTGCTGTTCTACTTCCGCAACGACGACAACACCAACGAGACCTATCTGTGCCTCCATCTCTCCTACGCCAATGATCACTGGCAGGGAGGACCCAAGATTTCTGGGCCAGTCCATGTCCGGAACTTCCTCTCGGCGGGAAGTCTCAGGGCCAGCGTCACCAGTGCATGGACGGCACGAAGGACCTCGGGGGCACAGGACGTTTTTCTTGGCTATGGAGGCGTCTCGACCGGTGCCGGATCGGGTTACGTTTACAGGGAGAGTGGATCGACAATCCCGAGCCAAGACGACACGCTCAAGTACGCGACGCGGAGAATGTTCCTTGCCGACGAGGGCTCCGAGTGGAAGTTGTCCGAGGTTTATGGATTCTGCGGCGGGTATGGCAGCACGACGCCGACGATTTCCTACCAACTCAACAATGCCAAGACGGACTCAGTGACGGCCACCGGAAGCTCCAAGTCAACGACACTCGCAGGCCAGCCGCTTCACAAGGTGGTTTTCAATAGCATGTGCGAAGGCGTCGTGATCACGGCGACGATTACTGCCTCGGCCTTCGCGCAGCACAACTTGATTCTAGACGGTGAGGGTTGGGGTCTAGAGGACAGCGGAAAATGAACAAACCATGCCTTGCCGAAGGATGCCATGCCATACGGAGCCGTGCCGAGCCTAAGCTTGCCCTGCCCGGCCGAGGCCTGTGAATGCGCGATTATACTGGAATCTCAGTAGGGAGCCTACCCCCGCCCGACGCCCCGGATTTCCACTCTCGGCTGCGCGATATGCTCGCGCCAATCGACTACTACTTGCGGGATTTGTCTCGGGGAGTGCAGAGGATCAGCGTCGGAGAAGTTCCTGACGGCTCGGGTACTCCGATTGGGGGCGGCGGGACGCTCACTGACTACTGGTTCAAGCCCGGAATCTCGGACCCGTTCATTGCCTACATGGGCTCTGGCTCTGGGCAGGGCGGGACGCTCAGTTCCAACCCTACCGGCACCAAGGGCTCGATTCTCCTTGGCGACTCGACCGCCTTTGACGAAGTCAATACTAGGCTCGGGATCGGCACTACCAGTCCCGGCGCGGTGGTTCATCTCAGCCAACGCTCCGACACGACCACGCTCCGGCCTTCAGCCACGGTCGCAGGGGCGGGATGCACCGGACAAGATTCCGGCACCACCAATCTGCACAACTACGTCAACGACGCCAACGACGGTACCTATCTGCATCAAGGGAGCGGGGCCGCTTCCTTTCGGCTGGCGACCCCATCGGGCGCGCCCTCATCCAGCGCGACGCATACGGTTTTCTACCGTTACCGGAACAACACGGCGCACGGGACCAGCATCAACCTACAGTTTGAACTCGACAAGGTTTCGACCGTCGTCCACCTGGGGCCGGCGATCAACGACATTCCCATCTCGGCATCGTGGACCCAGGGCTCATTCACCCTCTCGGCGGCAGAGATCACAGCGATTGCCGGGGACTACACCGACCTACGCATCGTGATCGCCTCGGGGGGCTTCAGCGGAACGCCTGCCGACAATGCCGATGTCTCAGACGTTTGGATGACGATCAGCGGCAGTCCGGTTGTAGGCCTGATTCGCTGGGACGTGGTCTCTGGGACGGCCCATGGTGGGGTGGACGCCAATGGAAAGCTTGGAGTCGGGACCGACTCTCAGATCCTGTCAGCCATGGCGACCCTAGAAACCACCAGCCCAGGGACCTCGCCTCTCTACCTAATCGGGGCCACGTCTCAGACTGCTGATTTCCTTCAGGTCCAGTCCCAGGCCGGGGCGGTGCTGACCAACATCAACTCAGTGGGAGACATTGCTGGGGGAGTTTTGGTTTCTGATGCGCTGTCGCTGCTCTCCAATACCTTCAATACCTCAGTGGCAAGGATCACCCTGACCAACTCTCAGGACGTCATCTTCGATGTCCCTTCAGGGTCCGTGGACCCACTGGTGATCTCGATGGGCACGGTGTCGGCAACGATGTCGGGCCTTGCCCTGACGGTGAATCTTCAGGACACCGGAGGCAACAACTCCACCGTCACCGTGGACAATCGCGGCGGAAGTGCTTCTCCGATTCCGCTCAAAGTCTACCGGGCTACCAATGGTTCCACGGCTAACCTGACTGAGTGGCGCGATGAAGTGGCGGGGGGAAGCAACGCCATCCTCTCGCGCATCAGTTCATCGGGGACATTCGTGGGACCGATCTCTGTGACCAATCCCAGTTCTGCATACACACCCACCAACGTCACGACTGATCGCGCATACGATGCGAACGCAACGACTTTAGATGAGGTCGCCGATGTTCTGGGGACCGTGATTGCTGATCTTCAGGCCAAGGGGATTCTGGGCTGATGCCTGCCTTCGGAGCCGTGCTCTCAACCGCGGATGTCAACAAGAACGCCTCATCCGCTCCGGCGCCCGGGGCCACGGTGTCGATTGATGCGACGCTCGGCAACCTATTCAAATGGACGGCGGGAGAGAACGAGACCGTCAACATCACGGCGGGACAGCAGGCGGGGAGAGTCATTACCCTCATGGTCACGAATGATGCGGTGATCCGAACCATCACACTCGGAACTGGAATCGTCTCGGTGGGAGTGATCGTCGGGACCGCACTCAAGACGGCCGTCGTCGTGCTTCAAAGTGATGGAGTTTCGTTCTTCGAATTGTCCCGAACGCTTGGACTATAGACATCGTTCCGGGCGGTGCTATCCTGCCGCTCGACACATGGAGGTGAGCCAATGTCCTCAGCACTTCCCGCCGTTGCGGGTGCGGCGACCGGAGGGATCGGATCGCTCCTGACCGGGGGCCTGTTCTCCTTCCTGCCCGGCCTCTTGTCGCATCTCTTCGGGGGCGACCCCCAAGCCCACTACCGGGCCATGGTGGCGAAGCTCCTGACCCAACGTCCTGACCTGATCAACAAGTACTATCAGCAGGCTCAGGGCTCCCCGGCGTTCTCACAGGCACAGGGGCAGATTGCGGCCGGAGCCAATGCCACTCAAGGCGGGCTCCAGTCTGCTTTGGGGGCAAGGGGTATCGGGACCTCGGGGACCGGAGCCATTCTCTCCAGCCTGCTTCCCTCCATCGTGGGGAGCCAGCAGTCCCAGCTTCGGACTTCAGCCTACGGGGCGGCACAGAATCAGGCTGACTCAGACATCCAAGCCCAGCTCGCTGCGCTTCAGGGCAGCCAGGGACCTAGCCAGACCCAGCAGTACTTTGGGGCGGGGCTCAGTTCCTTTGGCCCTCTGCTGGAGCAGTGGCTGAAACAGAGGTATGCGGGAACTGGTGGCGGCGGCTCTTGGAGCACAACTGGATCACGTCAGGGCAGCCTCGGGTATCAGTAGCCAATGGCCACGGCAGACATTCTCGGCAACCTGAACGGCACGCTCCAGGGCATGACGGCTCAGACGCCCATGGATGCCCTCCAGCAGCAGATCGCTGAGGCTCTGGCCCAGCACACCCAGCAGGCCACCCAGGCCGCCCAGCAGGCAGGACAGCAGTACCAGCAAGCGGCCCAGCAGCCAGCTCCAGACTTGGGAATGTTCCAGGCTCTGATCCCGGCCCTGTTCGGCAACGTGGCCTCGGTCCTATCCGGGAATCCCTCCTATCAGCAGGAAGGTCAGCAGCAAGTCAAACAGTCCAGAGCCCAACTTCTCCAGCAGCGGGCCGACAACCTCCAAGCCCTCCAAGATGTGTTCAAGCAGAAGGCGGAAGCAGCCCAGAAGGCAGGGGACTTTGAAGCGGAAGCCACAGCTAGGACCAAGCTGGAAGCCCTTTCCAAGACCTATGATTTGGTGAAGCAGAACGCTGACCATACCTTCAGGTCGGAACAGAGCAAGCTCGACCGAGAGAACAAGCTTGCGGTCGCCAACGCCAAGCCTGCGGGTGGCGGCGGGGTCTACGGACAGTCCTACTCCGCCACCGATCCCAAAGCCATTGCGGAAGGAATCCAGCGAGGCGACTTGCCCCCGAACCTGAGCCAATACTCACGGCTGGCCCAAGGTCCGGTGGCCACAGAGTTGGCCAAGTCGGGCTTCAACCTCTCTCGGGCCCAGCAGGATTTCTCTGCCGTCAAGGCGCATTTCACCACCTTGAACGGAAGACTCCAGACTCAGATTCGCCAGTCAGCCACTACGGTCATGCCGGGACTGGACGATGTGGTCTCTCTCGCGACTCGGCTCAATGAACTGTCGCCGAGTACTCGGAACACCCCGATCAATAAGCTTCTGGTCAAGGGATCGCGAGAGTGGGGCCTGATGAGCCCAGAGGCCCAGCAAGTGGCCACCGAACTCAATGGCCAAGTGGCGACACTGATTCCTGAGATGTCCAACATCTACTCGGCGGGCGGTGTCCCTTCGGACAAGGCCATGCAGTTGGCTGAAAGAGTCCTGAGCGCCGACTGGCCGCTGAACCGAATCGTGGCAGGAGTCAACCGCGAGAAGAAGAACCTCCAGTACCGCATCAATTCGATCAATCAGGTGGGAGCCTTGACCCCAACCTCTTCGGAAGGCGGCGGATTCCAGCCTGCTCCGGCCGAGTCTCCCGGGCTCATTTCCGTGACCGCCCCCAACAAGAAGACCTACCACTTTACGAGCCAAGCGCAGGCCGACGCCTTCAAGAAGCGCGCGGGGATTCCGTAGGTGGCCAAGGACTACGACAAGATCGCCCAATCTATGGGGGCGGTGGACTACGACGCCTTGGCCCAAGAGGCTGGGGGCGCTCCTGCGGTCGTGGTCAAAGAGCACACCCGCGCCCAGCCGGGATTCTTGAAGCAACTCGCCCGGTCGCAGGCCAAGAACCTTCCCGCGGTCGGAGCCACGCTAGGCGGGGTGCTGGGACTGGAGACCGGACCCGGAGCCATCGGCACGGCGATGATGGGGGCGGCACTCGGCAAGGCCGTAGAGCAGTCCCTATCCGGGCCCCTTGGAGTCGAAGGGCCAGCCAATCTCCCCGAGGCCTACGGCCAGCAGGCGAGCAACGCTGCCCTATACGGGGCCGCTGAGGGTCTTCCGGGCAAGGTCCTAGCCCCGGCCCTTAAATCCGGTGGCGAGGCATTTGGGCGCGCTCAGATGGCTCGGGCGCTTGCTCCCTCTAAGGGATTGGTCAAGAACTTCCGGACCGTGGTTGAGGATGCGCTGAGGCAAGGGGCCACGGTCAATCGGTGGATGGGTAAGGGTGGGGCAGAGGCGGCCGACCAAGTCAGACGAGATGCCACCGGCAAGGTCGTCGGACTGCTCCGTGCCGCGACAAATAAAGGCACTACCTTTGACATTGGCCACGTCGCCGCCCCCGCAGTCCAGGCGGTGGAGAAGAAGCTGGGCCGCCCGCTCGACCCGACCGAAACCATTGACCTAGTGAAGACCGTTCAGGATCGTTCGGACGAACTACTGCTCAAGTCCGTGCTGGGAGTCGGAGAGAAGCGTTTCCAGGCTCCCGTCACCCCGATGGTGGCCGACGAACTGCGGAAGGCCGCCGCCCGGCAGGCCAAAGGTTCGCTGATGGCCGAAGCCTCTGGTCTGCCCACGACTGCGATCCCAGATTTGGATCGAATGATTGCCCAAGGGGCCAGCAATGCAGTCAAGACCATCCCCGGCGTCCGCGCAGCGAGAGCCGTGGAGAAGAAAGCCATCGGCGTCTCTCGGGCCGTCTTCGAGTCTGAGATCAAGCCCTACTCGGCTGGCATTGGGGTTGGGGTCGGCCCCGTAAAGGCGGGAGTGACCATTCCTCCGGGGCTGGCTTCAAGGCTTGCGCTTGCTTCATGGGCGCTGGGCAATCCCATGCTTGCCCCGCTGGCCACCAATATTCTGAGAACCGGAGTCGGGGCAGCGCAAGCCGTGATGCCCGGACCGCCCGAGAAGGCTTACTAACTTCCGGAGCGCAGCGGGCCGCGTCGGCTACCCGTGGGGCATGGATGCCCCCGCGCTCCGGATAACGAGGTGCAATGAGATCGCTGAGCGAGTTGGACCCAGACGTCCGGATCATGGCGGAGGACTTGCTGGCCTCGGCTCTATCTCATGGCATCGAGCTAGTCGTGACCCAGACCTATAGGACCGCGGAGGAACAGGCCGCTCTCTACGCTCAAGGCAGGACCAAGGTCGGAATCGTCGTCACTAACTCACCCCCTGGGTACAGCTGGCACGAATTCCGAAGGGCCTTCGACGTAGCGATCAAGAAGTGGGCGGGCGACATCACGCCGCTCAACTACTACGATGGGCCATGGAGCGAAGTCGGAGATTTGGGCGAACAAGTTGGGCTCGACTGGGGAGGCAGATGGAAGCATCCCGACATGCCCCATTTCGAGCATCATGGTGGGAAGACGCTCGGTCAGAGAAGGGCAGAACGAATCCAGGGGGCAGACAATGGCCGAGTGGTTGAGCGACCCGAAGCTATGGATCATGGTGCTGGGGGTGGTGGCGCAGTCGGGGGTAGTGTGGTGGCGGGTGGGGGAGCACGGGAACAAGTTGCTGGCTCACGATGAAGACCTGGAATCGCTGCGCGAATGGAGGGCCGAAGCCCGTGAGCAAATCCGCCAGCTTCAGAACGGTTCTTAGCTTCAATCGCTACCGGATCGCCTCCGTGGCGACCGGGTTCCTGACCCTGCTGCTCCTGTTCATCGTCTCCTACTGTCAGCGATGAGCCTGTCCGAGGACAGTGAGCAAATCGCCATCACCATCACCCGGGTGGAAGAGCGGGCCCGGGCACTGGAAGCTAGGATCGACCGGACCGAGAACAGTATCGACCGTGCGGTCCAACTGGCTCGCAGAGAACTGGAACGGAGGCTCGACATCCTGAACCACGCGCATGAGCAGTCTCTGTCAGACCGGAACGAGTTCGTCACCAAGGCGGAGATGCGCTGGCTGATCGGTCTGGTCGTCGCCTTGACGCTGGGAGTGGTGGGTCTGCTCGTGAGGGGCCATTGAGCTGGATTCAGGACGAGCTGGATTTGATCCACGCTACACTCGCCCGCATCGAGCGGGCGCTGATCAGTATCAACCGAAAGGAGCAACACATGGCTGGAGAGCTGGACAAGCTGGAAGCCGACGTCGCCGCAGAGGCTGGAGTCATTGCCTCGGCGGTAACCCTACTTCAGGGACTCAAGGCGGCGCTGGATGCCGCCATTGCCTCGGGTGACATGAGTCGCGTCGTGGCCGTCAATGCCCAGATCGAAGCCCAGACCCAGGCCCTCGCGGATGCGGTCGCGGCGAACCCGCTCCCGTAAGCGTCATTGGGGCAACCCGCTTCGGTACGTACCCCCGGAGTGGGAGGCATCGACCAAGCTGACAGGCCGGATCGTGGGCCTTCTGGCCGCGATCATCACCCCCTCGGCGGTGGTGGCCAATCATCAACAGCAGAAAACCGAGGCGGTCGAGGGCAAGTTGGACTCGACCGAGACCAAGCTCACCTATTCCAACGCCAACACCAATGCGGTGCTGGGGATTCTGGCCGAGATGACGGAGCGGATGGACCGACAGGAGTTGATGATTGCCCGACTGGAGCGCGAAGCCAGACTGACTGCTCCGGTCGGGCCGCCCTACCCCCACTGGGAGAGACGCTGATGAAGCTTCTGGCCGTATTTCTGATGCTGGTGGCCAGCCCGGCACTGGCAAACTGCAACGACCTCCACCGCGCCAAGGGCAAGCAGCCGGCTCCGAGTTCCTGTGCATGGCAGAAAATCAAGGATGGCTTTGCCGTGACGGCAGGTTTCCGCTGGGACAAGGAGTGTCCGGACTGCCCGACCATCCTAGTGCCAGTTCCACCGAGGCGGGGCAACTGCGATCCCTTTTTCCTGGGGGCCGAACTGCGGCTTCCGATCACCGACGAGTTGACCCTCGCCGGCAACTTCGACCGCGACTGGACGGATAGTCCCGATTGGAACGCCCGGGTCCATCTCTCCTATCGCGTCCTCAAGTAGGAGCCAAGCATGGATGCCTTCTCAGCCATCCTTCAGAATCCTCTGGTGCTTCTGGTGGTGGGCCTGCTGGTCAAGTACTTCCCGCCGCTGGCCAAGATCCCCAATGCCATCATTCCCTACCTCAACACCCTGCTCGCCTTCCTGGGTCAGGTGCTGGCTCCCGGGACGGCCCATGCCTCGGGGGGTCCGTTGGTGGTGGCCTTCAGTCTTGGGGGCGCATTCTCGTTCCTGGGTCCCATTGCCGGAGCGGTATGGCAATCGGTTCAGGCCAGTCTGCTGCACGAGTTCTTCGTCCGGCATCCGGCCATCGCGGCAGGGCTTCAGAAGGCCTAGGTGTTCTGTGGGCGCTTCCGAGTGGACAGCCGGTTTAGGAGTCGGCCGGAGCGATCCTGGGGGCGCTCACAGATTCAACACTTCCGCCCGGGTCGGGTAGGTCTCCCGGAACCAAGCCTTGAAGCCAATCGCTTCTCGGTGCGCCCATGCATGATGTCTCCGGCAGCCCATGAAAACGTTGACCGGGTCGTAGCGCAGTTCAGGCCACTTGCCCTTGGGCTTGACGTGGCAGCACTCCAGAGCACCCGAGCACTCCCCGTAGCCCCGCACCACGCATCCGCCATCCCGCTTCAGGATCTGAGCCCGGAAGATGATGTCTCGGGAAATCAGATTCCGCTGCTGTCGGGAGACGCGACGAATCGGCCCGCCGCGCTTGATCGTCCCTCGCTTCATCTGGCGTGGAGGTTCGTAATCTGGCCGGGGGGTGCCGTGTCCGGCGCCGGGGCGGTGGTGACTTGGAGCACATTGCTCATGAGGCTCCAGTTGCCCGACTCATCCCCCTCCTTGATGGCGAAGTAATAGACGGTGGAGAACTGAAGCCCTGAGATCACCACTGACTGAACCGTTCCACTGATAGCAGGGACGGGCATGCCAGAGGTCCATTGAGTGGCGGCGAAGAAGTTGGCGCCGGTGATTGGGGAGGTGGAGAAACGGAGGTCGTAGGCCGTGCCGGTGCCGACGAAGCCGTCGTCTCCGGAACTCGACCACTCCAGCGTCAGGCTGGTGGTCTGGGCATCAGCTCGCGTCGGGATCAAGAGCAGGAGCAGCAGGAGCAGTCGCTTCATGGACACGAAAGATAGCCTCCCCGAAGCGGCCAGCCAAGCCCCGGAAAGAGGCGGCACGAGTTGGAACGCTCCGCGCGGTTGACCGTCTCGCAGCTCATGATCTGGAACCCCACGGAGTCCCCCGGAGCCAGTGACCAACCTAAGAGCCCGGACTGAGACCATGCGGGGTCCGAGTAGCACGTGGAACATCTCCCGGCCCGGAGCAGATAGTAGGGGGTATCGACCGAGGCGGCGACCCACCTTGAAGCCGCACTGACAATCTCCTGATTGGACCATGGCCCGCACGCCGTCCCATTGCATGCCCGGACCCGATAAAGAGCCGGGACCGAAGGGGACGGATGGATATAGACCCACCCCGAATCGTCCGTCCCAGGCCCCGAAGGACTGGTCTTGTTCCCGGAAGCCGCAGCATCGACCCAGAGCGCACAGGCCGACCAACTCCCTCCTGGATATTTTCTCTGCTGCTCGTATCTCGTGATTGGATGCCCTGAGGGGTTGGTCCAAGCCAGCATGATGGCACTGGCCACTGAAGCCAAGAGCTTCACCGCATCCCCCGCACGGCGAGCGCGGTCATCGGAGGCGCCTCGGCCGAGACAGAACGACGATGGCCAGCACGATGAATAGCAGCGCCCCAGCCGCGTGCCAAGCCGACGGCTCAACATCGGTGACCCTATGCACGACGACACGCAGGGTGTCACTCACAGCGCGAGCACCTCCTGAGCGCAGCGGCGGGCGGTCATTCGTTCTCCCTAGCGCGTTTCCAGTCCTTGAACCAGTGCAAGCCGCCCCGGTGGCTCGACTGCCAGCACATGAGCCAGACGATGGCGTTGTCGTGCATGGCTCCGATGATGTCCTCGTTGCCGCTCCAGCCACCCGTGGCCAGTCGCAGCATGCCGCCCTCCATCGTGGCGAAGTCGGGCCAGTGCCAGACGGAGCGGATGAACTCGAACAGCCCCGCGCAGTCGTCGGCGTCCCACTTAGCGATGCGTTCCAACTCATCCTCGGTCGGATAGTCGCCGCTCATACCGCCCCCTCCACGACGATGCGCGTCTGCGCTGGGCCCTGCTCGGAGCGCAGGCGGAGTTCGACTAGGTGCGGCGGCCCGTCGTCCACGATCAGGCCAGCGCGGACCATCGAGTCTAGGATTTGCTTGCACATTCCATCAGGGTCCCGGCGCCGGGGCGAACGAAACGTGAGTGTCACTATGGCCGGGTCAATGGTCCCGCTTTTGCCCCATGCAATAGGAAGCTGCCGCTGGTAGAACCATACGCAATCGTCGAGCCTCCGCTGCTCGCGCTTGCGCACGGACCAATGCTTCCTGAGCAGAACGTTCAGCCGCTCGGGCACGGTCGGGATCGTCAGCTCGATCCGGGCGCTAGGCATGGGCGCCCCACTGTTCGGCCATCGCCAGCGCCAAGCCAGGATTAGTGCGTGCCCGGTCTGCGCTCCGGTTCGGTCCGGGACCCATGCGCCACACGCGGGCGATGCGACCCGTCTCGTTCGGAGTCGTGGGTACCAGCTTGGGCAGGTTCTTGAGCCATAGGCACGTCGCCTTGACCTCTCCCTTGCCGGGCTCTCCGGCCCAGAACTGCCACGGGTGAACGATCTGGTCAGGCTTGCGGATGCGCGATGAGATAACGCTGATGGGGTTCTCCAAGGCGATGCGTGGGACGGGTGCCCCCAGCAGCGTCCGCACGAAGTCCAACGCCTCGGCCTGCTCTCGCTGGCGGTCTTTGAACCATCGTGCGCCAGATACCGCGAGGTAGGTGCAGGGCGGATGAGCGATCATCAGGTCCCATTTCTGATTCTTTGTCAGATAATGCCTGACGTCTCGCCTAAGATGGTGCCAATGGAAGGACTCTTCGGTCGGCCGCAGATCACACGACCAGGCATCGTGACCGCGAGCGTGAAAGGCGCCTCGGACTATCCCAGAGAACTCGCAGGCCACGAGGACCTTCATGGGATGACCGCCCACCCCTTGCCAAGACAGCCGTGGCACTCCTTGGTCTCGGGGCCCGAGGTGGTCCATGCCGGGGTCCCGGCGAGAGTCTGGATCGGGAGTCTCCCGCTGCCCAAGCACACCGGGCATCGCGTCGCATTGCTCATTTCTCATCCCTCCGAACGAATGGATGCGGACTGCGCCTGACCGCCGATGTGGAACGATTGGCGTGAAAGGACCGGAACTCAATGTGCCTGCCAACGATCCTGAAGTCCATTCGGTGAACCAGCCCACAATCGCAGCAGGAAAGCCGATAGCCGCGCCGCCTCGGCCTGATCCATTCTCCGGGCTTGACCGGGTAATAGCGGGACTTCAAGCGCGGCAGGCTCACGCTCGCCCCTCCGGCGTCTGGCGCGCGGGGCCGGTCACGGGCGGACCTCGACGCTGATCCTGCCGCCGACGCGATAATGCCGTGCCTCGTGGTCGGCCATGTCGATCACCAGCGTGCGCCACGGCCGCCACTGGGCGTCGGCCTTCCGCCTCAGTTGAGCCGTCACCCGTACCGCGTCGCCAACGGTTTCGATCTTCAGCACTTCGCCTCGCGCGCTCACCCTCGCACCTCCCGCCAACGGGCCATCTCGTCGGGGTCGCGGCCCAGCGCCATCATGGCGTAGCGGCCGATGTGCTCGCTGTAGGCGGGCGGGATGCTTTGCGAGACGCCTTCGTACGTCATCCACTCAACGCCGAGGGCTTCCTTCGCTCCTGTGCGAGCATGGCGGCCGTGTCCGACGGCCGAGTGGGGTTGGTCGAATCCGTACCGCATCCCGTTGGGCCGAGTGAATGTCATGTCCCGCGCCCGCCCGGCCAGTGCGTGCCCAGAGCGGATCGTGGCCGTGTGCTTCGCATGGGCCGGGGCCATCCACATGAACGATGTTTCAAAGCGACGGTGCCGATAGATCGGAAGCCCGAACATGGTGCCACACAGGTAGCCGCCCTTGATGCCTTCGGGCAGAGTGCTTCGGTACCTGGCTTGGTTGACGTTCTCGATAATGAACGGCACGCCGCTCGCCATGAGCATCTCGCGTACGACCGGAATCAGCATCGGATATTTGCGGCCTCTGAGCCACGGTAGGTTCCGCATGATCGAGTATCCCTGACATGGCGGGCTCGCCCATACGAGATCGAAGTCATCCAGCCGCATCGGAGGCTTGAGCGCATCGCCCTGAACGAATGGGAATGGGTAGCGCGGCTGGCGCACGATGTCCACGCCCACGACATCGAAGCCCGCACGCCACAATCCCATCGCGGCACCGCCAGCGCCGCAGAACAGGTCGAGCGCACGCGGCCGCCCCTCCGGCGTCTGGCGCGCGCTCACCCTCGCACCTCCCGCCAGTGGGCGATGGCTGCGTTGAGCGCCAGCACGCTCTCCTCGGTCCATGCCACGTCGGTCTCCTGCGCAGCCTCGCACACCGCCTCAGCCGCCCGGCATCGTGCTACCAGCGCGCGGATGGTGGTCGGATCGCAGAGAGCAAGGTAGCGCCCCGTTGACTGGCCCGGCCCATAGAATCCGCCGTCGCTCTCAATGATCGCCAAGCTGGCGGGATACACGGGCGGCGTAGCGCCCCAGTCGTATTGCGGCTGTCCGCGACGCTCCTCGTCCTCCACGAACGGTGCTCGAAGCTCCTGCTCGTCGTCATCCCATGCCCACGGCCCCGGCGTGGCCTTCGCCGCAGCGGCGTCGAGCGCGTCGAGCGGGTCGCGGTTAGGCATCTGCGCGCCATCCATCGAGACGCCACCACCAGTCGCGTCGCTTCTCAGCCTCGATCAGCAGGCCGCGCGCCGAGTCCACCCATCGGGCCGGGACGCGCAGGATCAGATAGAACGCGCACTCGATGAGTCGCTCCCAACGCTCGTCGCTGTTCATTACCTGAGAGCACATGATCTCGCGAAGCCGCATGATCTCCTTCGGAGCCTCGGCGTCGTCCAACAGTTTCATTCCTGCGCCCCCTTCGCATCGTGGGCCGCCTTGGCGCGCAGTCCGCCTGCAACGTCGGCGATCATCATGGCGAAGTTGGCCACATCGGCGGCTTCGCGTCGGACTCTCTCGTTAGCGAGAGGGCTCGCCCCACGATTCCGGCGACAGGCTTGCGACAGTTCGTCAACCTCTGCGCGCAGGCGCTTGAGCAGCCATCCGCTTCGCATCTTGGCCCAGCCCTCCCGGTCGCCCTTGTATCGGTTCTCCGCCAGCTTCGCCTCCATCTCGTCGGCGAAGGCATCGACCCACGGCCGCGTTGTGCTCATTCGCTCGCCCCTTCGTGGGTCACCTTGGCGCGGATGCGAGCTTTGAGGCGTCGCGTCCGAGCGTTGTGGCATGCCCGGCACGTCCTATGTCCCTTCCGATTGATTCGCGTGTTCGCTTCGATGAACGGGTGTCCGCGCAGGCAGTACTGCTTTACGGCGTTCACGGCCGTGATGCCGCAGCCGCGCAGAATGTTCTCGCGGTTCGTAGCCTCGCGTAGGTGGTCGGGCCTGACGCATGATCGGTTGTTGCAGAGATGGTCCAAAGTCTCTGACGAGGGCCACGATCCGTAGGTCAGCATCCATGCGAGGCGATGAGCCCGAACCGTCTTGCCGGCCCAATACGCATGCGCATAGCCTTTCTTTGAGTGATGGCCTTGCCATCCCCAGCAGCCTTCGCTCGTGACGGCGTACTTCCAGAAGCGCGCCCGGTCGCGTTCTGGAGATGGCTTTGCCGACATCGCTAATCCCAGCCCCCCACGGCATCGAACATCATCATCACTGTGCAGATGATGCACGCAGGCGAATATCCTGCGATGGAGCAAATGCCGCACATCCCTTGCTCGAATGTCGGCATGGGCAGCGCGTGTGAATCGTCTCCGCCGAGCGTGGCACCGGCCGGGGTCACCAGCGCCAGACACAGCAGCAGCGTGCAGCCGAGTTTCTTCATGTCAGCATCCTCCCTATCGTCCCTGCGACACTTCGATGGCCACCGGGTCCTGCCGGAGGCCGGGGAACCGCACGAACAGCATCACGGCTTGCTTGCCGTTGAGTGGTTTGCGGTGCAGGTCTGAGACGTTGAGCACTTCTCCTGACAGGAGGTTGCGGGGCTCCAGCTTGTCGGCGGACATCGCCATCAGCGCATCGCATGGGACGCGAGACGAGTCGGGGAGCACCGCCACGAGCCGCTGATTGCGGGGCCACTGGACCGATCCATCTCCGCACTCCCAAGCCAACTTGCGCCAGTAGCCTCCTTGCTCGGAGACGACTGCGAAGATTGAACCGGGAGTGTAGGCCGGAGGAACTGTGACGTAGCCCCGGAGCGTCATCGTGCCGCCCGGAGCCGCCCAGCTAAGAGCAGCAGCGAGAATGAGAGCATTCATGGCTTGTGCAATCTCCTTTGCCTCGCCTTGATAGCTGCCCTCTCTCGGGCCTTACGGGACTGGACTTCATGACCTGTGAGAGCTTTCTTCTGCCATGTATCAGCGTCTCCTAAAGCGACTCCAGAAGGAATGACTCGGACCGGGGCTGAGCCTCGATATGCGCCGTTGTGGCTAGGAGTTTCGAGCGGGGCTTTGCTGATCGGAGCCTCGATGGACCGGCACTGACCTTCACCGTGCCGACCATCACAAATCGGGCAAAAAGGTTGGATGGCGCCGCCGAACTTCATGGCTTCCTCTTGGGCTGGAAGGCTTTGAGAGTCACCGACATATGGCGAGGCGTCCACTGCCTTCCCGGGGGCTTCGCTTGATCCAAGGTGAAGCGAGCGCATAGCGTGTGATATTCGATCTCCCGCTTTAGCCGCTCGTCCGCGTCGTCTGTGCCGAAGTTCATTTGAGCAAGCTCCCCCTCGGCCTGCCCCGGCGCTTGGCGCCAGCAACCACGGCAGCGATGGTTTCAGGATCATGCACGGTTGTCGGCGGCCCGGTCGGACCCTGAACCTGAATACTCTTAGGAAGCCGTGGCTGGGCTGGCTTGGACTTTCTCTGCCGTCTTGGCTCCAGAGACTTCAAGGCGGACATCTTGTCTCTCAGGTCACGCTGGAGGGCTCTGACGATGACCGCCTTGACTTGCCTCGTTTCTGAGTCGTTGAGCTTGACATCGTGGCCCTGATAGGAGGCGAGAGAGTCGAGAACTGCTAGGTCAGGAATCGGGATTTGGGGCAGCGACTTGGGCTCGGGCAAAGCAGCCCGGACCAGGGGGCTGACTTCCTTCTCGGGCTCTTCGTCGGGGTCTTCGTGGATGTACTCCGGTGGAGCAGTCGGGGTGGGTGGAGTCCAGTCGGCAAGAGGATCGTCCTGTATCCGGGTCCCGTCGATTGGGGTCCGGCCCTGCTTCTCACGAATCTCTGCGAGGCGGTCCAGCAGGTTTTCGCTCACTTGGTCTCCTTGAGGTCGTCCGCGGTCCATATCTTCCACGGCATTGCTGTCGAGCCGCAGCGATTGCAGACCAGAGTAAATCGCGGCAGGAAAACCGGCCCGCATGATTGCTCGGCGCTGCGAATCGTCTCTTCGCTGTAGCTGTGTTCCTTCTCCTTCCACGCGCAGCCGAATGCCTTGCAAACGAGCGCCTTGATTCCATCGGCGAATCTGTGACACCGGAAAACGCCACGGGTCGTTTCAATCCATGGAGACCGCTTGCCATACCAGACGAACGGATGAGGCTTGCCGTCGGGCATCATTGCCGGGCGGCCCTTCATCTCGGCCTCACGGGGAAGCACTTCCGCTTCCAGTCGCAGTAGCCACACGGAAAGTTGGGGCAGTCGGCGTACTGCTCCGGAATGCCCGGGTCCCTGCCGTCTCGCGCATCCTTCATCGCCTGCCCCAACTGCTTCAAGTCTTTCTTGGCTTCTAGGGCGTCGTGGTTGACCCACCATGCGTGAAACAGGGGTTCGCCTTTGGTCGCGCCACTTGCTGCGTAAACCAAGCGACCCCTAGCGGTACTTGGACGTGGCACCTTGCCCTGGGCGGCTGCTTCAAGGTAAAGGCGCGTCTGTTTGACGTGGCCATCGTCGTTTTCTGGCCCGCCCCGCTTGAGCATCCACCCGAGGGCGCGGGAGTTTTTTAGCTTAAGTTCCCATAGCTCTCTCGGCTCAAGTCCTGGGATCAGTGCCCGCACAGATTCCGGCACTTCGATCAATAGGTCCAGCTTCCCAACCACCCTCTCGCCGTCGCGCTCCAACTCAACCCGCTCTTGGGTAAGAATCGTGACCCCTGCCGCTTCTAGTAACTGGATGTATAGCTCCTCCGCCTTGCTGCCAAGGGCCAGGGTCATCCATGAATCAAGAGTTAACGGCCCAGTCTTGGGAACATTCGTCAAGGCAAAGAACAGTTGCCTCGGG